AAACCGTGTACGCAAAGTATCTCATATCGTCCATTGCGTGATCGTCGGTCTTCACAACTTTGTCCTCGTTCGCCTTTTCGTCCCAAACATAAAGGTTGAATTCTTTTAAAATATCCTTGCAATTGTTGCATATAAGCAGCTGACCGCCCGATATCAGGTCAGCGGTATATCTTATTCCGTCAATAACATCGTTTTTTGCGGGAATAACGGTAAACTCCCGTTTTCTGCGAATAAGCGCTATAAACGATGCTGCACTCGGGTCAATTACTATTCTGTCAATCTCTCTTTCTCCGATAAGCTTTTTAAGAGCCGTATAGTATTCCTCGTCCGTTTTCTGCGCCCCCGTCTCGCGGCCCGAGTAATAGTATTCGTCAACCCTTATCGCAGTCTTTCCTCTCGGAAGCTCTATCATAGCCCACAGCCCCATACTGCAAGGGTTAAGCGTGCCGTAGTCAATCGAAACGTACCACTTTATCGGTTTGCCGTATTTTTTAGAAAACGGCGGTATTATGTTGGCTTTTCCGAAATTCGGGTAAACAAGACCCTCCGCTTTTACCCAATGCCCGAGGATATATCTTTCAAAGAAAACACCCGTAAACCTTTTTTTCGCATCCTCAATGTCCCGCTCGGTAAGGATAGGGTTGTCCTCAAGATCAAAATGCAGATGCATAATGCGCTTTATGTTTGCGCCGTCCGCGTCGTCCACCCACTCTTTTTTAATAAAGTGCTCGGGGTTTTCGGGGTTGCAGTTAAGCCAATATTTCGCCCTCGGCTCCGTCAGCGTTCTTG